CGGTTGTGGGCGCAGCCCTAGGCTCAATGCGGCGCAGCCATCACGAGCAGACAAACAAATACTAGCGTCCTGCTGCTACTTTCAATTTTTCGTACAAATCACGGTCTGTGCGGAACAGGCGTGACTGCTCGGTGAGATTGAAAGAATCAGGCGCAAACGGGTTTTTGATGCCAGCAGGGATGTCTCCAGTGCTGCGACCAACTGGTGCGCCGCTGCCTTGCGGTTTCGGTTGTTTCTGCATCCAGGCTGGTAAGGTTTGCTTTGCCCACTCGCTAACGGGTGTGCGCTGATAGCCGTCTACGACTACGACGGTGCCGTCAGCTTCGCGCTCAATCTTGTCTGGCGACAGCTTGGTTTTCATAACCAAGTCAGGATCATGCACGATGTCAGCCAAGGCGCTGACAGCAGGCGTAAGCAGTTCAAGTTCACGGACACGGGTTTCAAGTTCTGATATGCGCTTGTCCTTCTCCGTCGTCGCCTCACGGAACTGCTGCTCCAAAGCTTGCCGCGCTTCTTGGTACTTGCCTTGTGATTCGAGCTGTTGTTGTTCGTGGTTGCGTTTGAATTCGAGCAGCTCATCGAGGTTTACCCCATCTGGCAGCTTTGGCGCTTTGGATTTTGCTTGACGCAGTTCAGCGATCAGTTCTTGGTTTTTACGCTCAAGGGCTTCTACGCTGCGCTGCAACATTTCAGCATCAACCCCAGTAGCCGCAGGCTCTTGGGTTTGGTTTTCGTCGGACATGGATAACCCGCAGGGTTAAATTGCACCCCAAAGGTTATCACTTTTTGAGCGGCGCTTCACTTAGCTCTGAACGAAGTTTCAATACTTTGCCGCCAGTGGCTTCTGATTTGAGTTCGAAGACTGGATCACCAGGCTGCGCCAGCCTTACCACTTGACCACCGCTTTGCGTGGTGATAGTGGCACGCTTGCTGGCTGTGCCTACCACTTTGCCAAAGGTGCGCTTACCTTGATAAACCCAGCTAACGCGAGAGCCGATACCGATTGCCATTTTATTTAGCCTTCCGTTTGCGTGATTTTCCGGCTTTTGCGTATGCGATTGCTACCGCTTGCTTTTGCGGCTTGCCTGCTTTGATTTCGCGTTTGATGTTTTCTTGTATCGTCTTTTTGCTCTTGCCCTTCTTCAATGGCATAACGCCAGTCCTCAACGCCTGTGAGCAGTGTAGAACCATCAGCAGTAGCCCAGCCCTTATCGGTGTAAACGGCTGAAATCCATGCCTCACCATGCAGGGCTTCTACCACATCACTTTTGATATAGAAAATGCCTTCATTTCTGAAGTGCCTAAGACACGGCAGCTCCATAACGTCTCCTGAGTTGTTCCAAGGTTAGTTCGCTGCCATCATCGCGCACAAGCTTGGCGATGGCGTCTTTGCCGCCATACTTCTCCACAAGCATGTTGAAGTACGGCACCTTTTCTTTGCCTAGCACTTCAGCCCTGGTCACGGCGTCTTGCTTGGCTAGCCACTGACCATAGGATAGGTCAGCAGGCACCTGTCCGTCCATGCTGGCACGTTTAGCTGGCGGAGGTGGTGTAAAACCTAGCTCTTCATAATCGATCACAGGTACGGTCGTTGATCTGCAGTTGAAATGCTGCGGTGGTGTAGGACCTTTGCCATATTCAAACTCACGCCCGTCTAACGCACGGCAGATTGAAGATGTACGGCTATCAAGCGTGGAAACGTAGCGATATTTTTGCGTGATATCTTGATTGGCTTCGTAAACCTGCTGGCTAGAAGCGTTAGCGACTTGATTGACGCTAGTGCGAACGAGCGTCATGACTTGATTGTCTGTTGCCTGCGTTAGCTCACCGCCTTTCTGCGCTAGCTGGCGGACGCTAACAGTATCACCTAGCTGTAGGTTGCCAATCAGGCGTTTGGCGATGGCAGGCGTTGGTTCTCCTGTTAGCAAGCCGTTGCGAACTACTTGAGCGAATCGCTCAGCCTGATCTGTAGCGATACCACGAAATGCCTTTTGGATGACCTGCCCGTTTGGCAACGTGATAGTGGCGCCCTTGGCAGCAGTCAAGCTGAATGTTTGCGGGGCACCCTGCACGGCAGCAAATAGGTCGTCGCTCAGAGTTACAACATTGATCTGCGTTGGATCGGTGGTGACAACAGATTGAGCAAACTGCGGGCTGATTTCCACAGTATTGACTGCGCTGCGAGCACCAGCAGGTAAGGCACGGCGTAGCTGATCCTCGACAAACTCAGATTGCAACAGGGCTAAACCCTGCAACTCGTCTGCCATCGTGGTGACACTGGCATCAGACCAAGTGCCAAGCGATTCCTTTAGTTGCGCCAGAATTGCACGCAGCCTGGCTGCTTTAACCGGCGCTGCCAAATCATCAATGGTGCGTAGCTGATTGACCGCATCAATGATGATGTCGTTGTAGGAAACAACAATTCGCTTGGCGACGCTGTTGCTGTAGCGGTTTAGATCAATCGCATTACGGTAAAGGCTGGCAGGTGTGCTCACGGGTCAATACCAATATCAGCAGGATGACAGGTTGTAATTGAGTGGACGTCAGCACCTTGCTTTAATGCTTCCTTAAAAAGCATCAACAATGCCTCGCCGGTATCCTCACCAGCGTCTTCAATGTTTATCTCTTCCACGGCGTAGATTTTGCCTTGTTTAAACCATGACACTCTTACCACAGCAAATAATGGCGGAGGTAGTTGCCCCTGCACGCATGACAACTGCTGCCTACGTGGTTTCTTGAAAGCGCCCATCATCAGCCACATCAGCATGGTTACATCATGCCGGGATTTGTTCGCTGTCTTCGTTATCTGGCGATTCTTCAAGCATTTGCTGCATAGCCCGTAGTTCAGGCTGAGACATCTCAATTAGTCCGCCATTTTGCGTAGCCTCTAACTCTTCTTCTATATCAAACTCATCGCCTAGCACCTCGCCTTGACTGAGCTGGTCGAGCAGCGTCTTTTGTGTAATGGTTCCTGCGGTGTAAAGCTGCAGCAGCGATTGAATTTCCTGAGGTTCAAGACGTGAGCCTAGGAAGTCACGGTTTATGTAGCTGCTACCAGCCTCTGGGATGTTGAGGTACTGCGCGTGATAGACGAGGCAGTTGTCGATCAGATCTTGCATATTTTGAGCGATTACCATCATGGTGCTGTCGCCTTGGCTGCGGTCGATGCGCTTTGCCTCGGCAGTTTCAGCCGATAGCTTTTGCCCTAACACAGCGGATAGACCTAGCTCGTTGATTTGATAGGCGATCTGTTCTAGGCGCTTGAACTGCGCTTCAAAGCTGTTACCGCTGGGTTCGATGTACTCTGCTCGCCCTTCTGCAGGAAAGGCAATAGCTTCACCAGGACCAGCAGATACTTCCTCGGCAGCAGATGGGAAACCGTAGAACGCCAGCATTGGCACGGCGCTGATGTGTAGCTGATTGTCTAGATCAGATTGGATCTGGTACGCCTTAAGGTTTAGCTCCGCGATGTCTTCCATCGGCGGGCGTGATTCCATGAAGTTGACGCGGTTAGCGTAGGCAACGCTGAAGGGGATAGCGTCTAGCGTTGTGGTGCCGCTATCGAAGACGCGGAAATCGCCTGTATTGTTATCGCGGCGATGGATTTCAAAACCACCAGGTGTTAGCACCCGTACCTGGTCAATTTCTTCCTCACCGTATTCACCATCGGGCACGACAACCCGTTCTAGCAGGCGAAGTTGACTGAGCTGCTGCTGCCCATCTTTTAGTTCAGTGCGCCAGCCTAGGATGTCACGCGGCGTATAGCTGACATAATACGGTCTTCCGTTTTCACCACTAGCAGGTGCATCCACAAGCACGCCAACATGCCCGTAACGCACCATTTTGCGTGCGGTTTCATAGGTCCAGACGTTAAGATCGTTGCCTAGCAGGTCTACGTCGAATAGCTGTTCGCGGACCAGATCAGATACATCGTTTAACCTGACCGGCTTGCGCGTCAACATGCCAGCGAGCATTCGCTCCAGCCGGACGTAATACGGTGCAAGAACAGAGCGAGCAAGCCTGTTGTCGTAGCTTTCGTCTTGTTCGCGTGGTTCCTGCGGGAGGTAACGGCGATGGCGGCGCCGCATTTCATATGTGCCGCCGATTAGGTCTTCGATCAGAACCCAGTGCGGTTCCTGATTACGCCAAGCAGCGTTGGGATCATTGACCTGCGCGACGCGACTGGTCAGTTGGCGGTCGTAGTGTCGAAAGCCGGAGTACACCAGATTTATCGCGCAGGCTATGGATCAGTTTAAGCAGCTACAGGTTGCTCGCTGTTAGCCGCAGAGAGGGTAACAGACTTGCGACCCA